AATCTCAAACATAGAGTCAAAGACTTGATCACTAAAGACATTTTCTATTTCTGTTTTGAACGTATAAGATAGAGATTGAAGGCGTCTCTTCCAGTCGGTGTAATTTTGTTCTCCATTTCGAACAATTTCCCCAATCCAAAGAGACTGAGGATCGTCACAAGAAACAAAATTAGATACAAAGAATTCAATAACTTCTGTATCATCTTTTTGCCTGCTTAGTTTTTCGAAAAAGAATCTGTCTTTACGTTTGTAAAATGATTGAATAGATGCTCTTGACTTACCACCATAACGATGATAGTCATAATTGTTTTTAGTAAAATGGTTTTTTAGTCCGAGATAGGACTTATAAACATCAAAAGGTTGCACCTTGGGTATCATATAGGGAGTTTTGCATGAGATGTACGTTTCAATAAATTCAATTCCATTGCCTCAGCTTTCAACCTCTCTTTAAGGGGTTTGGATATTAGTTTAGGTATGGACTCAATGTCAAGATTATTCTGTTCACAGAAATATACTATAGCATCAACGTACTTCATGTCAATATTGTCTTTGACAATACCTTCAATCTCCTCGGCAAAAGTTCGAGTGTTATAGAACTTTTTCTCAATTAATTGATCAACACTTAACTCTTCGGGTTTAGGCATTTTGTTGTAGTTTGAATTCAACGAATTCAGTAATGTATTCTTTGAGAAGATTGATATATTTTCTCTTATCATACTGTTCATAGACTTCCACTTCTCCATTTTCACATGACATAATAATGACAAATTTTTTAACAATGATCCCTGTCATTTCGAAGAGCATACATGCATATGCTGCACACTGAACATAGTAATGATGAATCCACTTTTCTGGTTTAGGTTTCTTACTTGTTTTAAAATCAATAACAGCAAGTTCACCGTCAAACTCAGCAATACAATCAACAGTACCAGCAACTCCTAGTTGTCTACTAAAGAGTGCTTGTTCAATTGCATGTATATTATCTATCCGATCAAGATCAGTCTTCGCTTGTTTAAACAAAAACTCTGACAGTGGTTGCACTGTCGGTAAATCTTTGTTCATCATATAGTTTTCAACAAGTGTGTGCATGTCTGTACCACGACTTGTTGATTGTTTGCTGATCTTATTTGCCTCTTCATTACCAACCCTCTTTCTCCACTTTACGAAGATTTCACGATTGTAATGACTGATGATAGATGTAATGGATACTAATTTTTGTCCATCTGGAGTGTCATAATATCGAACCCCATCAATTGTTTGTCTATCAAGAGATGGATATTCTATTTCAAGATGATTAAACATTACATATCAAGTTCAAGTTTTGCAATGATGTACTCTTTCACAAGACCACTTCTACAGATATCTTCTGCAGCGAACTCAATTGTATCAAATGATGGCATATTAGTCAAGATACGCATGAAGTCTGCAATACCATTTCTCTCATTCTGTTTTGTTAAGTCAGACTGAGACGCATCACCACAGAACATGATCTTTGAGTTCTCACCAATACGAGTAATCATTGAGTCAAGTTCATGGAAATTCAAATTCTGAAACTCATCAACAATCACGATGACATTATCAAGTGTTGTACCACGAATGAATGAAGTAGACCAGAAAGAGATAGTCCCTTGTGCTTTCAAATTGTTATACAACATTTCAAAAGATGCATCATCGGGCATCTCGAACATGTACTTCACCATGTTCTTATATGGGATCTGATAAAGAGATGACTTGTCCTCATGGTCACCAGGAAGGAAGCCAATCTCTCTGGTCGGTACAAGAGATCTGACGATGTAGATCTTCTCGTATGGTGTCTTGGGGTCTAGAACATCCAGAAGAGCATTGTAGAGGGTAATAAAGGTCTTTCCTGTACCTGCACATCCATATGCAACAAGATTTTGTTCCTGACTATACTTTTCAAAAAAGATGTCTTGATTATCAGTAATTGGTTCAATCTTTTTAATATAATCAAGATTGATCGGTTTTTTTCGTTTCATAACTCTGTTACTCATACCAAATGGAACTGGGTTTGTTGTCCCTTCCCCTGTCTTTTTCTTTGCTGGCATACTATTTAAATGGTTTTACTGTTGCACCTGGTGCCTTAGAGGCTTTTTTGAGAACATCATTCCAACCTGGATGTGTTTTCATCATTTTATCAGACCACTCACCAACCTCACCTACTCCAGGCATGGTTGATGGGTCAGAGTAATCTCTAGACCAATCTGGATTATCTGAACGCCACTGATCCCAATCATGAACGCTCATTACAACCTCTTTTTGCTCACCAGTTTTAGTATTCACTACTGGATAACTAGCCAAAATCTTTACCTCACATCAGTTCTTAATATTTATTTACCAATCTAGAGCCTCTGAAATGACAGGGAACTGCTCTTTGAATACTTCCTTACAAGACAATGCAATGTCCATGTGTTCCTTCTGAGTTCCGTTAGCACCTCTGAGTTCAATGTAATGAATCCAACTACGGACTGAACCAGACATGTACATTCTAGTCGGTGTAGCAAGTGGTAAAACAAATCTTGCACATTCTTTTGCAACACCCAATTCAAGCATTTGTTTGTATAAACTATTTGCTGAACTAAACAAAGTAACCATCTGACGATTGAGTTTATCAATAACCTCTGGTTCAAGGTTGTCAATAGAATTCTGACGATTCTTATCATCCTGGCGACGAAGTTCAGGAAGTTCAACATTAGTCAAAAGTTCTGTCGATGCATACCTTTGACTAAACTCTTGAAAGGTAAATGATCTATGCCTCAAGACCTGTGCTGCGATACCACGAGTGGTTTCAATCTCCAGAGTCATAAATGCTTGTTCAAAGATACTCCAGTGTTGGTGTTTGATACAATATTTTAGAAGTCCAGCAAACTTCTCATTGTCCTGATTGTTAGGATTAGACACACGTGCACAATATGCAATGTGTTGCTCAGCATCAGGAGTTACTGAGATTAGTTTCGCATGATTCATGTTTCTTCTTTGACTTAGTTTCTTTTCTTGCTTTCTTTACTAGTTCAACATACACCAATTCACCTTCTGTGAAAAGTTCTGGATGTTTAAGAATGTATTTAATTGCTTTTTTTGTTTTCATATTTGAAATATGCGTTGAAGTATGCTACAATTCCATGACTAATCTTGTTTCCTTGAGAGATCCAAGTGTCAACACACTCATAAATGTCTTGAGTTGAATATGAAACTTCTTCGATTCTTACTCCACCATATCTATTTAACAAAATCTTAAGACACTCCTCACGAAGTTTGAGTCTTTGTTCAGAGTATCTCCAATCATCATTCATCATCTTCAAACACCTCATCGTAATCTGGAAGTGGTGGAAGTTCTTCTTCCACTGTATTGATATATGATTCTGGATCAGAATACACTTCTGATTCTAATGCGTCAACAAGAAGTCTTAAATTTCTTACGATCAGTTTGAGTTTATCTTTCTCCATAAAAAAAGGGGAGTAAACTCCCCCAAGTATAACAGATTATCTGTAGTGTGACAAGTTCACTTTTTGTAAGTGCGACCACGATAGCAGAAAGTACCATGAGTTTCCTCAGATTGGTACTTACACTGATAATCAACACCACGATAAGAGGTGTGACTAATCTGTGCATCGTGAAGTGCAGATGCTTTGTTGATCTGCTTTTTGATGATTTGAAGGGTATTCATTTAAGTACTCCTGAAGTTAGGTATAAGGTGTTAACTTATCCGTTCCTTCAGTCGTTTGCGTCCCATTTACACTCTGGATTAGATTCCTTTACGGTTTCTATCAATTCTACCTGTATTTTTGGAGGTAGAATGTTATTTGTCTTGATCCTAAGCAAAATAGCATCAGTATCCTGACAAGTGAGTGACGCATATAGAAAAGTTTCTATTAGCATGGGATGAACGGCTCCGTTCCGCGACTTACTTGCGTCCTGTGGAGTCAAAGACACCACTTGGATGAACGATAGGTCTAGTATAGACCATCAATGATATTTAGTCAAGAGCATTGTATTCTTCACCTTCTTTGATCATTTTAGAAACATAATCTTCTGTTCCATCCATGGTCTTGACAGTGAATATGCTTGATTTCTGATACTTTTTTATGTTTTTATATTTTTTTAGAAGTTGTTGAACCTGATCTGGATTGATATCAATACCTTCTAAATTTACATCAAAACCTTTACTCATTTCTTTTTCTTATCTGGTTTTTTCTCATAACCCCAGAGTTTAGGATTGATCCTACCCTGAGATTGTCTCATTTCAATAAAATCACCACGATAATTGTCCCAGTAATAATCAAA